TCCATACAGCAATTAGAAACACTGCTATGCTACAATGGCTCAGTAAATAGACAACAAGAAATTATGATAATTGACTAATGCACCATCCTTTGGTGACACATCCTTCCATTCACCAAGACAGAAAATTCGATAGGCATCAGATCCATACTTTCCGATCCCGTAGAGAACATCTGGATCATCTCTCCACGACTTCTTGAGGTAACCATCAGACATCTTGACGAGAGCCTTAGAGCGTCTCTCAGATAGTCCTAGCGGTTGTATCATTTTCTGAATTTCGGCGGGATCTGCCTTTGAAGCAGACTTGGGACCTGGGTATCGTTTGAAAAACTTCCATATGTAAGGTTCTGCATCTACCCTGCGAGTTAGATTACAAAAAATACAAGCGACGAAGAGCCTCCACGGATCATGCCACAGCTTCTCCTGAATTAGATTATAAGGAGACTTAGGGGGTTTCCACATCTGATCACCAGATTAAACATATCATATATCTAAAAACTGTTCAATCATCTAGATCTCTGCCTTTTTTAAGAAGATTGTTTCTTTTTTCTCGTCTTTTGAGGCTCTACCAACGCTATTAGCGATTCTATCTTTTTATCAATTTCGTCTAATTGTTTACCATGATGGTCAATAAATGACTTTAAAGCTCCAACCTTTCCTAACAACTGATTAAAGTCAATATCAACTGACTTCTCTTTTTCCGATATCTCTCTAGATACTCTTGTATAATACTCAAAGGTGTCTTTTCCATTGCTCTCAGCGAAATTCTTAACGAGGGCTTCTTTTACGATATTCATGTAGTCCTGAAGTTCGTTTATTTTTTCATTTTTTGATATCGCCTCCTGTGTAAGTGATTGAAGACTTTGTTCAGTAGATCTTAGCAGGCTCGCCAGCGATTCTCTCTGAATTTTTAATTTTTCTAAATTATTCAACTGCGACACGTATTATCCTCCAAAAGATAACAAGTAATAATAAAAAGAGATCTCAATAAAGTAAATTACCAAGACCTCTTCGTCTATCTCTTTTTATCAACGAGTAAGCTAACTTTTATAAAGAATTTTTTTTAAGGATCTTAGGTGATTATCAAACTTACAAAAATCACTGTTTACGTAGCTTACAGCAAGAATTCTCGCTCTTCCGTCTGGATCATCAAAGATAAACTCAAATCTTCCCCCAGGGAGTCTCCTTGCATCATCAAGTCGAAGTCCATTCATCATGAGAAAAGCAGAAAGAGGAAGATCTGAGGTTGTGTATTTATTGTTATCTGGCATTTGGATATTGATTGTGTATTTATAAGTATTTGATCTTCCAACTATTGATACCGCTTACCTGTCTAGACAATACAACGGCATGTTTTTTACTTCATCAAGAAGTGTCGGTAAATCCAGACCCGCACAATCAATTTTATTCTTAGTAAAATTATAGTGATTACAAAATCCGTGGAACCTTCCTCTTTCACAGTCTTTGTGTACACTGGTCTCAAGATCAATATGACCGTGAGTGGTGAGGCACTGGGGATACTCTAGCGGAATTCCAACACCAATATGAATCGCCTTCCACAAGACTTTCAACGCAGCAAGCTGAACTGGATAAAAATCTAGAAACGGGCTTAGGGTTCGGCCGTGAACATGTCCACTCTCTTGGACCGGTCGTTCGCCATGCCCATGCTTGACATACCAGTCTTGATATTTGAGATAGTATGCGTTGGAAATCTCCACGCCGATCCCCTTTAGGTTACCACCTTCATAGCGAGGAATGCCAGCATGCCATGCCTTGTGCTGAGTGTCCAGCATTTGATATATTGTACCATCATTATCGATGCAAAAGTGTACTGAGACGCCACGATTATTTAAGACCTTCGCGCAAGATTCTGAACTGAGACACACGTCCCAATGGTTGACGAACATGGTCGGTTTTCGATCGGGCTTTCCTGAATAGTCGGTGTAGCATCCCTTGTTAGATTTCAACCCATCGTCTTCATCCCAGAGGATCACCTTGTCCCACTCAATCGGGATGAAGTGTCCATTGTGAACAATGTGTTTGTCTCCGGCTCGATAAGAATTTCTCGATCGAGATGGATTATAGTCAGAAATATTGGCTTCTCTCTCTGTCCAGAGCCTACGATAAGTCATTGGGCCGACCAGACCGTCTGCAGTCAATCCATTATCTTTTTGCCATCTTTGAACTGCCTTTACCAAGTTAAAATCAAACTCTTCACAGCCGAACCACGCTGGATCCCACCCGAGACTGTCAGCACTTGACTTGTTATAGAAATTCTTATCAACTGTCATATGATCCTGCTTAATACACTTTTTGCAATATCTGAATGACTCTCACCCGCATTTTTTGTTTTACCTCCGGCAGCTTCAACTTTTTCAACTAGCCAGGGAATGTCTTGCCATGACGGAAGCGGATCTCCCCAGGCTCCGGGGTTGGCATATATCATTTTTATATTTCCCGGTAGTTCAGGCCAGCGGGATTCAGGAGAGCTTCCTACCTCAGGATCAGCGAGCCAGGTCAGGTCAAAACTAGAAGACCTGAGTGCTTTTTTTACTCCTCGTGCTCCCGCACTCCAGCCACCAAGAATCCTTATTCCCTGATTGAGATTGTGCTCTCCGAGAAAGCTTTCTATATCACCTTCTAAGTCTGCGAAATCTGAGCTATGGTTTCTTGCAAGAATTACAATTCTCGACTTTGATCCGCCCTTTCCGATCGCCTTTATCATCTTTGCAACATGGGGTTGCTCTCCATAGCTAGGACTACCAACGCCAGGATAAAAAAATGTAATGGGTAGCGTAGAGCCAGACGTCAAACCAGGGGGAGTAAATATCAAATTTCCATTTTGAGTTGTGGTTTCCCGGGGAATCTCACTCGCGTCAGGGTCTGCCTGTTCCGTCATAGACATCGATTTTAGCCAATCAGAAATCTGCTGGTTCACAGGCTTGTCGCTGGTGTAACTTTTACTAGGGCCTTCTGGCCATCCGCCGTGTGATGTAGGACGATCAAGGTAGAGGTTTTTTGGAGTACCTTTTTGATAGGGGCCGCTTGCAGAGCTTTTCTTTTTCTTTTTTTTCTTTCGTCTCTCTGCCAGGATCTCTCTGATGTATTCCTGCAATACGTTTTCTTCTCTGCAGCCAGGCTTCCGCTCTCTAGTCTTTTTCATAGTAAGCTCACCTCGTGCATAGAATAACTATCCATCAAACCTCCTAACTACGACTGCATCTCATCCTCGTTAGTGGGATATCAATAACTTATCATGCAGTCAATTTACTTCTTGAGAAATGACATCTCCCATTCCCTCTATCACATAATCTGAAGCACTCACGTTTTCATACACTATCTCACCGCTCAGTTTCTCAAGATTTTCTATCCCTATCTTTTGCATTGCTCTTACTAAAGCCTCATCCGGATTACTACCAAACGCTTCCACATGAAGCGTATATCTGTATAGTTTCATCTTATTCTTGTCTTCCACCTTTGCTCTCCTTACAAGCTATTCTAAATCAATGTCTACATCGATATTAACATTGATTTTTGGCACCCTTAGCTGATTTGCTAAGTTGTGTTTCTTTGCCTCTGCGGCGTCTAAAAACCAGTCTGCGTGACCTTTCTTGTGAACTAGCTTTAGAAAATAATCATCTTTCTTTCCACAGTTTCTAGCCATCATTGTATAAACTTTTTGATTGAGCCTTTCTGTTTCTTCGGCTGATGCCTTTATCTCTTCCACCTTTCCAATCTCCATTGAAGAGACGTCGTGAATCATTATCGTGGCATCTGGATCCATAAATCGTAATCCCTCCTCACCGAAAGAAAAGAGAATTGCTCCACACGACATCGCCTTTCCCTCAACCACAGTGGCTACAGAAATCTCTGCATGCTTAATAGTACTTATCATTGCCATCAGGGAGTAGACCTGACCTCCATATGAATCGATGATCACCGGAATTATCTGCTGCCCTGTGTTGTGAGCTAAGGCAATTTGTTCCTGAAATTCCTTTGCTGATTTTTCATCAAATTTATTTACTCTGACAATAACTGGATTTTTTCTTAGCTCATATTCCTTTAAAAGAGGAGAGATCTTAACTGTCCAATGCACACTGTATCCTAAAAAGAGATTCTCACTACAACCGCATGATTGAATAGTCTATCTCCAATCCATTAAGAAATAAATAGGGCTTCATGTCTATGCATAACTTAATATCAGCAAGATCAAATAATTTATCCTGCACGCATGTCAGAGAGAGAAGCTTTTCCCCACAACCGCAGGTGTTGGTGGCTGCCGGGTTCTGAAAGACAAAACCCTTTCCTTCCAGTCCACTCTGGTGATCCAAGGTGATGCCAGAGAGATAAATCGTGCTCTTTCGGTCTAGAAATACCCGGAATCCATCATATTCGATCACAGTGTCCCCTTCCTGCTCCTCTGTGAAGTCCATCACATAGGACAACCCAGAGCAGCCTCCGCCCTTAATTCCCAGGCGAAGTCCCATCGCAGGGTTGCCTTCTTCGTTGAGCAGCTTGCGCACTTGGATACCGGCATCGTCAGTGACGGTCACAAGGTGCATAAGTTCAGATGTTGTCATCCGCACTTACCACTTCCGCATGCAGTACACATCACACATCCTTCTTGATATCTTAGGGAATCCTCGGCCCCACAATTTTCACAAGTCGTCTTTCCGGGAACAGTACCATCCTTGATATAGCTTTTAAGAACTCGAGAGATCACCTTAGAAAATGAAAACATATCCATCTCTCGATCTTTTTGAAGCTGTTCAACAACATAGTGAATTGAAGCACCGTGACGGAGAGCTAATGAGATGGTTCTCGTAAATCCGGCATGATTAGGATTATCAAATACTGAAACGATATCCTTTATCACAAATTCATCACCATTTTTCCCCACTCGAAGATCATAAATAGAGTTTCGAGTTTTTCTTGGATGCTTTACAATGATTCCTTCCCTGTACTTTCTGGGAATCTCTATGTACTTTTGAAGACCTCCCATGACCTCATAGGGCCTACCATCCATAAGTCCAACAAGAATGGTCCAGTCTTCACCTTTAATTGACGCGTGATGAATGGAGCACGTTAATTCTTTGGGCCGGAAAGGAGCATCATGCGTCCTAAACCTGCTTTTTTTCCTTTTGATAAGCACACCTGAACGACATCCATCTCGATATACAGTAACTCCTTTACAGCCAGACTTCCATCCTGTCATGTATATCTTCTTAACAGTCTCAATGTCAGTATCAGATGGAATGTTAGTTGTGTTAGAGATTGCGTGACAGACCCACATTTGTGCTGCTGCTTGCATCTTTACCTTGGCGACCCAATTAACATCACCTGAGATTGCTTTTGAGTATGGGCTTAGTCCCTCAAGCTCCTCAAAGGGCAACGTTTTTATTTCGTCTTTCTGTTCCTTCATCCACTTTTCAAATCCATGATGATAAACGTCATATTCCTGCCATCGATCGCCTGAATCGTCAACAAAATCTACTCTTCCATCGAGATCGTTTTCAGTTAACTTTTTACGACGGGTATACTTTAGCATATATGCCGGCTCAATCCCGCTGGTGGTTTGCGTAAGAACAGAAACTGATCCTGCTGGTGCTGTTGTCGTCAGAGCAATATTACGACGACCAAACTTATGGCTCATCTCATATATGTCAGGCGCCTCAGCCCAGATTCTTTCTAAAAACTCATTCCCTCGCTCCTTGTCGTGATCATGAATTTCAAATGCTCCTCTTTCCTTTGCCATGATGCAGGAAGACCGATATGCATTTACTGCTAAAGTCCTATAAAAAAGTCCAACGGTCTCAATAGATCTATTAGATCCATATTGAACTCCAAGCGCTGCTAAGGCATCTCCCACTGCAGTGACTCCTAAGCCTGTTCTTCTTCCAAGCTTAGCCATGGTTGCAATATTTTTCCATAAATCAATTTCAATCACCTTGACAGCAGTAGGCTCTGGGTCATTCTTTATTTTTTGAATAATTTTTTTAACCTGCTCTATCTCAAGATCTACCATGTCATCCATGAGACGCTGGGATTTTTGAACTACGTCTCCCATCTTCTCATAGTCAAATTCTGCATCACTTGTGAAAGGGTTCTTAACAAAGGAAAGAAGATTTATAACCATGAGTCGACAACTATCATACGGAGACAAAATAATTTCTCCGCATGGGTTCGTAGATGTAGACCCAAATCCTTCTTCTTCATATATGTCAGAAGGAGTGCAGCGCCTGGCTGTATCCCAAAATAGCAATCCGGGCTCAGCACACTCATAAGCAGATGAGATTATCTCCTCCCACAGCTCCTGTGCATCAACCCAGGCTTCAACCAGCGGCTCAGAGTCTTTCTCAACTGGAAATCTTAGGCGTACCTTATCCTTTGAATTAACTGCAGCCAGAAACTCATCTGTTAATCTAATCGAAATGTTTGCACCGGTCACTTTTTTAAGGTTTCTCTTTATGTTTATAAACGTCTGTATGTCAGGGTGATGAACTGAAATCGTCATCATCAACGCCCCTCGACGTCCTCCCTGGGCAACCTCTCTACATGAATTAGAAAATCTTTCCATAAAGATCCTAATTCCATCAGTCGTTTTAGCAGCGTTAGCGGTAGATAATCCTTTAGGTCGAATTGTGGAGATATCAAATCCCACACCGCCCCTGCGCTTAGCAATCTGAACAAGCTCCTGATCCGTCTTAAGAATTCCTCCGTATGAGTCATGAGGTGATTCAATCACAAAACAATTAGAGATCGATTGGATCTGATAGGGGTTTCCAATTCCAGACATCGGTGAGCCCTGCGGAACTACATACTTAAATTTTTCAAAGAGAGCATAGATCTCATCTGCTGGCATCGGGTTTGGATACTTTTTCTCAATTCTTGCAAATTCCTTTGCTAGCCTTCTGTGCATTTCGTCTGGCGTAAATTCAAAATAATTTCCAAGTTTATCACAAAGAGCATATTTGGTGGCAAACACATTTGCTGCAAGCTCATCCCCGTTAAAATATTCAATGCTTTTGCTTACAACCTCTTCAAATTTAGCCACGGACTCTCCCTTAGTTTCTATTTATCTCATCCCACTTAGATTTTAGCAGCTCTTTCATTGAATTATCATGAGCTTCAATCACCTCGTTAACAGACATTTCCCCTGAATTTTCAACAACAGTTATCTTTGACATCGCTGTATTGATATTAATTGGAAAAAGCATCCCATCCCGTCCGGCTCGATTTTTAGCAACAAACAGCCTCCCGACTCCTGAGGTCTTTTCGGCGGCTTTTCTAGAAAGTGAAACCACAACATCGGCCACCATAGCTTTTCCATAGGCCTCAGACATGTTTTCCAAACCAACTATGGCTGAGTTCGCCGAATCTCTATTTGCCTGAGACGCCGTCCAGATCGGTAGGTTTAAATCCATCGCAAGATTTCTAATTTCCTCATAAATTAGTTTTAGCTCATGTCTCATGGAATCATATTTTCTAGTCGATCTCATGATATCAGCATAATCAATTATAATCATGTTGGGAACAAAAGATTTTAAAAGTAATTTTTCAATGTGACTGCGAAGGGTTGTCACTGTAGCGGAGCCTGTTGGGTATGATTTAATTATTAACCTTCCAAGGTCCATGTCTTGATATTTTTGGATTATTTCCGATTTTCTTTCAATCACCTCATTGCTGGGTATGCTGCAGAAATTTGAATCATATCTTAGACCAACTGCGTTCTCAGATAGCTCAAAAGTATAGTGAATTATATTTTTTCCTCGACGCAAGGCTTCAGCACCTAAAGAAACCAAAAAGTGAGATTTTCCTACGCCCGTATTAGCTGTGATAACTCCAATCTCTCCCCTTCCCAATCCGCCATTTAGAACATCTTTTTTATCTAATTCGGAAATTCCTGTTGGACATGTGCTTCTCTTTATAAGAGAAAATCTAGACTCCATATCCTCAAAAAAATCATGCCCAACTGAGTGTGGTAATCCAAGCGCACATGCCTCTTTCATTCGAAAGACAACTCCGTCAAAGTTTCCCTGATCAATATCCGTAACCGCAAGCTCTAGCGCATCTTTAAAGGCCTGCCTTTTGCAAAAGTCAAGAGTCTTATCCTTAACATATTTGAGATCTCCCATGTCCGGATTTGTCTTTATTCTATGCAAAAAATCAATTATCTGATCTCTTAGAATAATATCCTTACTCTCTCTAAGCGAATCCCTGATAATGGTTATCAAGATAGGCATCGTAGGGAAATCTTTGTATTTTGAAAAATATGTAAAGTACTTATCAGAGAGATATCTCAGATAATTAAGCTCAAAATATGAGGGATTCATGATCTCAGTCATCTGAAGTGACCACGGACTGTCAGTCATAAGAGACTGAAATATTTTCTCTTGAAAGGCCTTTCCATACTGTTTGAAATATGTGGGAGACTGATGGGGAGATACTTCTTCAGAATTCATGTCTAGAGATCCATTGTGCTAAATGATAAGAAAAGTCGATCAACATCAAGAGTTTGAATTCCCTCTCTGATCAGTGTTCTCATTACAGAGATTTTATCTCTAACAGGATTGAAAGTATCAATTGTGTCGTCAATATTCTTAATTTGATAAGCTGACAGATTATTTGTATCTAGATACATCAGCTTCCAGTTTCTTTTGACTATGTCTTCATTTGACAATATCTCTTTATAAATTTTAGGAATACGTTTACCCATTGACATTTTCTTAGATTCATTAATGATATCATCTATTGTCATGCTCTGACTCGACGCCATGCCAGAGAATCTCTTAGATACTGTCTTAATCCCAGCGCCTTTTATTCCCCCTATGTTATCAGAGGTGTCTCCGCATATTGCTCTAGCGAGACAAAAATTATTAGCAGAGATACCGTTCTCTTTTAAAACAGTTTCTGGTAAGATAAATCTTTTTTTTGAAAGAGAAAACATGCTAACATTTTCATTCAAAAGCTGATAAAAATCCCTATCAGAAGACACGATCACCTTCTTGTTATCTTTAAGCTTGTATCTAGCTAGATAGCCTATTACATCATCAGCTTCACAGTCAGGTACGTAGATTTGAGATACGGGAGTCTTTTTTAAAATTTCCACAATTACAGAAATTTGATTATTCCTACCCTGAACAGAGTCTGGAATTTCATCACCATAAAATCTATTTAGTTTTTGGGCCCGTCGCTGGGCCTTATACTGCGAATATATCGCTCTTCGACGACTAGAACCCCCACCCTCCCAGATAACAATAACCTGTGATGGTCGAAGCCGCTCATTAAGAAGCCTAATTCCATTTAAGAAACCAACCATTCCGCCGGCGTGGTGTCCATGTATGCTCATGGAGGGGTTGGCTACAAAGTGACGTGTAAAGAGATTAAGAGCATCAACTAGGAGAACTGTTTTCACTTCTCAAGTTCCACAGTCTCCCCTAAGCTCACCGAGAGTGACCTAATCTCCTCATAAGATTCATGGTCTATATCAAGATTATCGACGGAAAATATCTTAATCATAACTTTTTCCAGAAGATCATCAATGTATGGAGCATACTCTGGAGATCTCACGATCTCATTAAACTTAGGTTTGTGAAATTTTTTCTCAGAGAGAATTTCACCTGTTTTTGTATCAGTTATTGTAATGCACTTCCAAGAACCTGTACCTGATACTACGACTTCTTTTCCATCGATGACCTCGGGTCCGTGCTTTCTCAGAATGTCAAACATCTGCTCATGCTCTTTGATCCCGACTCCAAAATGAATCTCAAAATCAATCTTTCGAAACGGAGGCGCAACCTTATTCTTAATTGTCTTGGCCGAAACGTGAATTCCAATTACGTCGTCGCCGTCTTTTATCTGCTGCCCAGCTCCGAGCTTGATTCTTGTTGAAGCATGAAATGGAATCGCCTTTCCCCCAGGAGTTACATCAGGATCTCCATACATCACTCCAATCTTTGTTCTAATCTGATTGAGAATGACAAACAGCACATTCTGATTTGCAATTACTCCTGTAATCTTTCTCATCCCCTTTGAGATGGCACGAGCCTGCAACCCAATAGACTCCTTGTCATAGTCGCCAATTAGCTCTGCCTTTGGGGATGACGCAGCAACTGAATCCCAAATGATAGTAATTGGAACGTCCTTGTCCATCGCCTTCGCTTTCATTATGGTTGCCTCAGCAATAGACAGAACCTCTTCAGTACAGTGTGTATCTACATACACGAACCGACTAGAGACATCAACACCCAAAAGACCTAAATTTTCAACAGACGTAGCATTTTCAGTGTCAATATAGACAACAATTCCACCCATATTCTGGGTGGTTCTAGCAATCTGAGTCGCGATGTGAGACTTGCCAATAGAAGGAGGGCCAAAAATCTCAACAATTCTTCCCTCTGGAAGACCTCCATCCCGTCGATTAGAGCAAATATAATCTAAGAGCTTAGATCCCGTACTAATCCACCTTTTAACGTGTGTAGGAGAGGTATCAGCACTTAGATTATACGCGATTCGTGATCCGTGCTCTTTGTTAAGAGCCTCAATTAGATCAACAGTAAAATCCTGTGTTTTTCCATTAGCATTTATCTCTTTTTTTCTTGACATCTTAAATCTAGCATATTAAAAATACACTCTCATAGAAGGTTTGTTCATATAAATCCTGGCGAGAAATAATCTCGCCAGGATAAGTCAGACACGTATGAGACTACTCGCCCATCAAATCTGCAAATGCATCGTCTAGATTCTTATATTTGCTATTTTTGGGAGTGTCACTTCCGCCAGAAGATTCAGAGTCACTACCACCTCTAGAGGTACCGGAACGAGAGTCTTCTTCTCCTTCGAAGGATCCATTAATCCAATCACTTACAATCTTTGAAAGCTCATCATAAGACTTGCACTCATACATTGTAGACACGTCTGGGATATTATCCATCCATCCATTAGCTTGCTCAGCTGTGGTTGAGAGAGGCGATGTCCGCCCACGAGGAAGTACCTCAGTGGTAGCCCACTTCTTTCCAGGCTGCTTATTACAGCTAACCTTGATATCCCGACCATCAGCATGATCTGTGATATCGCCATAGTCTTCATCAAGCATGATATTCAGAAGTGACTGATATACCATCTTGCCGAATCCCCACACCTGAACACCCTTGTCTTCCTCCCCTCTAACAATCACGGGAGCATAGCACCGCATCTTGGGGTAGAGCTTCTTAGCTAGCTCATAAGATTCTTTTGTACCTTCATCCCGAAGCTTGGTAATTAGCTCCTGAATGGGATCGGGATCTCCAAACTGGTAGGGGGCTAGAAGCCCTGGATTGCTACCGATGTTATAATAAAACCACAGCTCCTTAAAGGGCTGTCCGTCATTATCGGGAAATGATAGAAGCCGAACTGTATGCTCCTCTCCCTCTTTGGGACGCCACGTAGACGACGTCCGACGATTGTTTCCACTAAGCTGATCAAGCTTACGCCTGATTGCATCAAAATCAACTGCCATTTTTTAACTCCTTAATGTTTATAATGTAGTTTTTAATTTACTTGTGCTAAGCACAACTTAAAGATACCCAACAACAGGGTAATGTTCAAAATTTATTGTTTAGTTTTTAGATTTCTTTTTACGTGATTTCTTCTTCTTTGATTTGGGTTTGCCAGCTGTACCGGTTGCAAACGCCTTTGCCTGCTTAACAATTCCCTTAGGAGCGTCTGGATTAACAAGACTTCCTCCTCCAAAAAAGCTAGCATTTCTCTTAGTGAGTTTTTCATAACTTTGACCACTCCCCGCTCCAAGAGGGCCGGTCCATCCTCCGACTCCACCTGAGGTGGAAGCCTCGTTTTTCTTAATTACCTTCTTCTTTTTTTTTTGGCTTCTGCTAGCTTTTCACGAAGTCTTCCCCTGATAAATTCCCTAAAGAGAGACTCTGTCACTCTGGGATGACTGCCATGTGTTCCGACATGCATTTTTTGTTTAACCACAAATCCTTTGAGAAACTCTCCGTCATCTGACTCTTCTCCGGCGCGAGACATCAAATATGGTTCGTAAACCGCAGAGCCTCCCAGCGTAGAGATATAATTAGATTCATTGCTTTCTAGATCGATGGCCTCTCGAATAAATCTCTGTAACAGTTCCTTGTTTGTAATCATGATACCTTCTCCTAATTCCTGTTGTGATAACGTCTCAATCTGAGACATGGGTCTTTCCCACACGGGGACAGCTCCACTTTGATAATTTTCTATGTCACTCACATCCACCCTTGATGCGTATTCCAATGGAAGACCTGCGCTGGCATACACTTCCTTTTGATGATCATAGTCATCAATTAGGTCACCCAATAAATCAATCCTCAACGGAACATATAAAAGCCACTCAGTAGCCTCACCTACCGGGCCTGGGAGCCAAGAGGCACCTTTTTCTAAGAGCCACGCTAAGTCATCCATAAACCACTCAGAAAGTGCTCCTAGCCGGAGCTTTGATCTAAACCCAGCAATTCCTCCCGTCGAGCTTCTGCCCAAGGACTGACGAAGACGTTGAGCAACTGTCATCCCAGGGGCCATGTATGAGCCCTCGACACCGGCGAGCCTGGCCGCCTTTGTACGCTTAAAGACTGTCATGATGTGCTTCAGTTTATTTAGAGCTCCAGTTACACTTATCACTCCGCTCAATGTCTCAGTTCCGCCAGGATCTGGTGACATCTCCAGAAGCCGCTGAAACAGGTCGATGAGATTGGTACCTATCGAGCCGATCCAGCCTTCTAGTTTGTCACGGGTCTCGTCACTCGGAAGCGTTAAGAAATCCTGAATTGCTGATGCTGATCTTGACATATCATCATCAAGCTGTTTGACATTCCAAGTGGCGGCGAGTCCAGCAGCAGCATCTCCAAAGACTGGGACGGCTCCTGCAACTGCCATGCCGATATCGCCCAAGACATCTGTCCCGACATCAGCAGCCCAGCCGAGAGTCCCCTCGTCTATTCGCTGGGGATCAGGTAGGTCAAGCAGGCTGTATCTTTTTGTCACTCTTTTCTCCGACACATTTGGTGCCAGCAATCTAGCTCTCCTGGCTGTTCGAGCATATCTAGGCATCTTAGATGTAAGAGGCAAAACCTCTATATCTACATCATAAATATCAAGCTCTTCCTCTTCTTGCTCAGGAAACATCATCCAGTCTTCATAATCTTCAAACCCTCTGTTAACTCGAGCAAGATAGGAAGAATATGTTGAATCAGCGCCCTGGCTGGGGGTTCCTTGATTTCCTCTATAGTATGGCTTCTTTCCGCCACCTATTTTATCTTTATAGTCATCGCCACCGAGCATCGCTCCGGCTAGGGGGACAGCTATTCCGCGGCCTGAGTATTGCTGATCAGATTTTGTCTTCGCCATATTATTAATTATAGCGAAGGATCACAGATTATACTTTTTCTTCTTCTTGCACAAGCCGAACAGCTTGTTGCAACAGCAAAGCAAGCTGAGTCTCATGACCCACATAAAATTTATTTTCATCAAAGGCCGGTCCAAAGCTAGTGGCAATTGCTAGCCACTCATCCTGACTCAGGACCACACCAAAAGACTGCAGAATAAAGAGACTCTGGTGAGGAGTTGACATCCGCTCTATATCCGGATTGTATTTGTAAAGCTGTCCAAGCTTTTCTCGATGCCAATCAGAATCCTGGGGTAAGAACAGGTCATTTCCGTCGAGATCTCCAATCTTTCCTATGTTGTAAAATAGAGACACAAGGATCAGAGAGCCAATTGGTGTATTCCACTTCATTACCTCATCAAGCGATCTAATAATTCTAAAGGTGTTTAAGGCATTTTCAACCAGACCTCCGGTCTTGCACGTGACCCACGTGTTTCTATCCCTACTTGGGCACATCACAATTCGGTCTCCAAGCTCATCAAGAAGACCAGATATGGCTTCAGCATTCACATCGGTCTTTTCACATAACTTTGTAAAGAGATTCCAGTTTCTTTCAATTTCAGATAAATTATCGCTCATAGTGTAATCCAGATATAAGATATCAACATTGAGTCAAATGTTCATCAAGAAAATGACCAATTTAGCTCACAGTTTCAACAGAAAGGGGAAAATTCACAGAAAATCCCGAAATTTTTACACCTCTATCAGCTATCCTCTGAAGATCTACGAGGTTTTTCTCTTTTACATCAAGCACCAGAGAGTCGTGGATGATGAACATCGGTATCACCTCACACCCAGCATGTGAAACCATCTCTAGAAAATTTGAAAATCCCAGTAAGGCTGCGTCAACACCAGAGGATTGCACCTTATTATTGACAAGAACATTTGATCTTGAGGATGACGGAAATATTTTTCTGCCATATAGATTAAGAATATGACCATTTTCTGAAAATTCTTTCTTTAGGCTTCTTCCGAGACTCGAGATATTAAAAAACTTTTTCACCTCCTTGAGAACGTCACTGGCTTTGTTAATGTCTAGCTGCGTTGTCTCCTGAAATCTTCTAGGAGATATTCCAAACATCGCACCTAGTGTCGCTTCCTTTACAACAGCCCGGGAGATGTCATTCTTGAAAACCCTGCTAGCAATATAACTGTAGATATCTCTAGGTGGGTCTTGCCCTTGTGAAGCTAACAGAACACGAGGTTCCAAGCTGACAAAATCCACCTGAATAACTTTGCCTCTTGGATATCTTGACTTAATTATTTTTCGGTTGTCTTTTCGCAAGGTGAGAATGTTTGGACCTGACTTTACCGTTAATCTTCCAGTTACAGATGCGGTGCGACTATAGCGCGGCGGATCTAGCATATCTCCCTTGGTCGGTTTGAATCCTGCAAGGGTAGACCTAACAGTTGAATGTGCCTCGGAGTTCATCAAATCATTCAATAAGCTCGTATCGATCTTGGATGATCTTAGCTCTAGGATTAACTTTCTACCTACCTGAAACTCCTGCGTATAGTACGTCCCATCTATCTCCTCAAGAACCCTCCAGAGCTGATCCAGAAGCTCAGAGACGTATCTGTGGAAGACCCGAGGAGGCAGCACCCACTGCCACTTGATAAATCCAGGATCCCCGCCTCGGACTTCCTGCCAGGCGGTCTCATATCTCTCTCCTGGGCTGGCTGACACCTTCACCTGAAGAGCTTCGAGAATCTCGTCGAGAGAAAGGTGACTCGAGTGTGGGCCCCCAAAGACCATGACATCGGACGGGAGAGATGAGACCCACTCAAACTCACCGGTACCCGCGTAGCTTATCAGGTGACTGTCGGCACCCAATACGTCTCGATGCAAGCATAGCCTCATGTTAGAATTGTATCTCTAGAGGATCAACTGTTCACAGATATCACAAGCTGACGTTAGTTCCGCCGCTGTCCTCTGTCTCCATCACCTGTTTGATTCCGGTTAACAGCGCGCGCTTGGAGAAGATCTTTCCTGAGTTCATTGGGTGAAGCCCAGCAGTAGACTTATATTCTCCGGCCCGAATCGTGTGAGACAACTTTGTTATGCCGTAGACCTGCTCAAGTGTGGTGCCCGTGCCCAGTCGAACAAAAAATTGCTGAGCGTAGGCAAGCAGTGGGCAGCCAAGAGAATTAATGGTTAGGAGGGCTGGGATTAGAGTCATGCTAGCCACATCACCGGCGGCTCCCTGCCCGGATTCGACCTGACCTTCCCTCTCCTTCTGATAGGCCGCGACTATCAGGGAGTCGGCCACACCGCCGGTGGTGGTGCCACGTATGTCAATCGTTGAGATGGCAGAGTGGGCGATTCCATACATTATGGTTGGAATATTATTTGAGATTATGGTGTGGGCGAGATCCGTGCTGATGCCCTCCATTGAGGCTTGCTTGATCTCGACACTCGAATCTCCGGTGACGGAGGCCACCACCGAGTCGACCACATCATCTAGTGACGTCGATGCCGTCGAGCCCGCCTCAGCATTAACCCTATCAAGTGCCTCGGACTCAGACTCTCTCTCTGCCCTCTCCAGGATCTTCTCCTCGTCGTCTGAGTCAGACTGGGCGCTGTCGGATCCCGACTGATTCCCTGAGTTCATGATCGCTTGCTCACCCTCAGCCAGAGACTGTAACACGAAAGACTCTCCGGTGTAAGGGGAGGCCTTTTCGTCGACGATGTGAATCCGCATGATGGTCTTAGTGCCGTCTTCGATGGCTGATCCGTCATCCGATAGCTGGAGAGAGGGTAGCGACTCAATCATATAAGAGACTATGGGTGGCTTAAACTCCTGCTTCGGACACCCAAGCTCATTTAGACGCTCAAAGAGAAACGTCTCCACCTTTTCAGTTGAGTCCTGAGAGTCATCCTCAGTGACCTCATTGTCACCTACATTAACTGAGGCCTCGGCAACTGCCATACCTTCGCTGTTCTCAGCCTCAATTCCATACTCATAACTCATGTCACGAGATATCCCGTAGGCGAAGGAGCGGATGTCCTGAACAATTCGTGTACAGAGACCAAAGAGGGTAAACACGTTGATGTCTCTACTTTTCTCAGTCGACTTCTTAAGCAGCTTATGGAGCCTGTCTAGATTTACAGGAAACGAGGCGATGTTCATGCCGTGCATCGCGCCAGCAGACTCGTTAAAGGAGTGAAAGTAGATCTGCACCTCGTCATAGTCGCCTGCCGCGGCGATGGGCTGGCCAATAAATGCCAGAACGAGCCGACCAAATGACACGTATCTCTTTCTATCAATAAAGTTGGCAGCTAGAGCACTGTAAGCTGCAGAGCTGGTTGTGGGCACCCGGAGAAAGGGGTCAAGTGCCATATTTTCGATGTCCTCATCTCTCCTAAAGGTGCCGATCTTCTCATTGAGGATGGTGAACACGCTATACGGTTTTCCAGTCTCATACTTTGAGGAATCACCCTCCAGAATCTCGTCGAGCTTACTGATGGCGTCCGTAAAGGACATCTCCTGATCATCATTTACTGCCAGGTCGATCACTTCCTTTATCTCCTTGTACAGCTCAGCCGGTAGCATCATCGAGGCATCTGTGACATCCTGTGAGGCGAAGACAGTCTTCGGTAGCACAGAGGCAGCCACGTTGTCTGATTTCGCCTGTTGCCGGACGGCGTCGATGGCCTGCTGGTAGGTGTTGATTACTGTGTCCACATTGACCAGGTAACCTGACGAGGCATTATAGCCTTTTAACATTGTTGAGGTGCAATTTGCCAGGTCTAGAGAGATGGTCACCTGACCATCTGGCGTAAACTGATAGTCTGACTTCACTAGAAAGTACTTCTGCTTGTTTCTCATGGCGTTGAGAAACATACCGAAGACGTTATCACTGTCGGGGCCCCCATCAGGATGGGCCCATCCAAACTCGAGCTGTGCCTCAGTATCCTTAAAGACCCCCGGAGCGATGAAAGAGGCCACCTCGCCCAGACGAGATCGGTCATGGAGGGTGATGTCCACCTTAGCCCGGATGACGTTGATCGCCCCCTGCCGCATCGGGACGTGGGTGACAGAGATCCCCCTTAGCGTCATAAATGGGCGGGTGACATCAAGTATCCCGGTAGAAGAGGGAGCATGAAGCTGACTGTAATCAAGATCCCGGTCATAATTCACCAGAGTCTGCGGAGAGGTGAAGATCTCCATTCCGGTGTAGCTTTGCGCTTTGGTTGCGATCTCACTTTCAGTGGAGGCAAGGTAGGCATCCCAGGTACCGGTGCTGGTGTCGTAAGCAGCCTCGGCTTCAGACGTTAGCTCGGAGGCGCCGGCGACGTTATCCTGGCCCCATACTGGGCGTGCTTGGACGATCTCTCCGGCCAGGCCGTCGTCAACAGCGTCGAAGGCACCCAAAAATCTCATCATGCTGATGTTTCGTATCTTTCCCTCCGCCATTACCGGTCTCTTGATTCGAAGCTGTAGGTCGATGTAAGGGACACACCTGCTAAACTCAAGAGGGGGGATGGTGTTCATGAAGAACTCCACAGCACCGGCGTCCCGGGCAGCCGGAGAGAGCTTAGGAGACTGTAACATGATGAGGGAGAGGTTTGGGCTAGAGGACTTGCTAGGCGCCGACGGGTTCGAATTTATCCCCGAGGGGTCCGAGGACTGATCTCCGATCATGATCATCTGCTTGATTGAGACGGGGTCGCCGTCTCGGGTAGAGGCAAAATATGCCGGTGAGCTAGCGGTGAAGGAGTCATGCTCAAAGTATATCCTAAACAGCTTCTCAAGGTCAGGAACATCTATCTCTAGCTCCTCACCTGAGGTGATGAGAGTTGCGGTCGTCCAAGCCCCCTCTGTGACGTTAAGCAGCGCGTCGGCAAGGGAAGTGTTAGCCGCCGCAGATATGATTCCATTGCTGGGTGATGCATCTCCTGCCAGTGCATCGGTGGCAGCATCGGCAGCGGCTGTGGCAGAATCGAGGAGAGAGCTCCCAGACTCGTCAATCACAACTGCCCTCAGCAGATCAAACTGGCTCTTGATGTTAAAATACTTGAGAACATCTGACTCCTCAAGAATCTTGGTAACGTTCTTCCCCATCTTATGATATCTTTCCTATCTGACCAAGGTCTGTGGGGATCCTTATGAGGGTTCCCGCGGGCACCTGAAGGCACCATCCGATTCCGGACGCAGCAGCAAGGACCCACCAGTAGGAGGAGTCCCCATATATCTGGCCGGCGAGAGTGTCGAGGCGCTCACCGCCTTGCAAGGTGTGAGCCCTAAACTTAATTCTTCCGCTCTCACATCCTAAGAATATCTTAGAGGTTAGCCTACTTGTGCCATACTGGGTCCTATTGAGAATCTTTGGAACCCCGCTATACCTACTAAATGCCATCGTTTAGTCCTCCTCATTGTTTCGTTTACTTCGCCACGTCGACCTTCCGTCGTTTCTAAATCCATACTTAGATGCGAGGCCGTGATCGTCATAGGGATCTCCCGAGATGTATTCCATCGCCCGACCCACATTATAGATAGGTGCTCGGTTGAAGCCCTCGTGATCAATTCCGGGTGTGATGTCGTGAATGGGTGTGAAGCCTAGGGTTACCTTCGCCATCTTGGGGGCCCGGGAGTTCCAGTCTGTCTCCCACACAGTTTGTGAGTCAACCCACCGAAAGTCAAGTCGGGTGATGACACCGGCGAGGCCGCGACCTCTCGAGGAGTTAAATGCCTTCACCACAGGGTTGCTATAGGATGACATAAAGTTAGCGGTGTCACTCATTGTCATGTCCATGGTGTCCGCTGGAATCCCAGCCGCCACTGCTGCCTCGTTGGTGACCGCATCAACAAGAGCATCAACTACTCCTCCCAGGTCAAGCATTGGAAGGATGCATAGATTAAAAAGGAAGTTGGGATCAAGAATTAGGTCAGAGTGTGTGACCTCCAGCGTGTTTAACAGTGCCCAGGTTGGAACCCCTAGATCAGTTATCATAATCGAGTAGACGGTCTTTGAGGTGCGACCGCTAGACGGCGCTGTCTGGCCGATACCCAGCACTCCAGAACCGGAAGGATCAGAAAAAGCTGTATCGACGTCCCTTGTCTCCTGTCCTAAGACGGTGCCTCGAACTGGTCGAGAGAATCT